AACAACTATCAGAGACAAGTGGGCTGACTTGTTTTCTAATTTGGGAAGAACACTAGGTAAAAACGAAATACAAGAATTTAAAAAATTATTTGGTAACAAATTTAAAAATTATATTGGTGCAACGTACGATGTATTTCAAAACAAAAGTATATTACCCTTCTTTGCATACACGCCTACAAGAGAAGCAATTGAAAGAGCTAAGACTGTGTTTAAACAAAGTGCTGATGAGGCAGGAAAACCTATCACAGATTTGCAAGCAGAAGAAATAGTAGCTAATACTTTAAAAGATCCTAACCTTCCTAAAGGTTTTAGATTAGATAAACCTTCTGACGTTATATTTAAGGTACCAGATTTTTTTGTTAATAGAACTGTACTAGATGAAACACTACAAAGAAGAACTGCACAGCCTCTTGTATCTATTGGTGAATTAAAATCAAAAGCAGATAGAGAAGTATTTGAGGATTTATTTGGTAAACAAAGAAACCCTATGCAAACAATCATAGGGGCTACTGCAAAACTCTCTATGCTTACAAGACGTAATATGTTTTACAGAGACTTATTAAAAAAGAATGATGAAGTTGCAGAACTATTTAGATCAGGACAAAGTCAAACAAAACCTTTCTTAGCTAGAAGTGAAGATGAAGCTAGAGAATTATTTGGTACAGACTATCAACTAGTAGAAGTAATTGATCCTGCTAAACGATTAACTGTTGATGCAGGTAAAGGTGTTAAAAAAGAAGTACTAGATAAAGGCAATGTTGCTATGGGTGCAACAAATCCTTTCGGAGAATCACAATTTTTTGCAAGACCTGGTGTTGCTAAAGCGTTAAAAGATACGGGACTACAACAACAGGATCCGGGGATGTTGGGTCAGCTTTATCAAAGCTTAGTTTTATATCCAAAAGGTTTATCACAGGTAGCTAAAACAATCCTATCACCGGTAACACACATGAGAAACTTTGTTAGTGCTAGTTTCTTTGCAACAGCAAATGGTATTATACCTGATGGCCAAGCTATCAAACAAGCATACCAAGCACTACAAACACCTCTTAAAGGTACAAGACAACAAAATGATTTGTATGAAGAGTTATTAGAACTTGGTGTTGTAAACTCTAACGTAAGATTAGGAGACCTAACAAGACTATTAGAAGATGTGAACTTTGGCGAAACAATGACAGCTGACAAAGGGTTTAGAATGTTACTCAAACCATTATCAAAATTAAAATCTGTATCGCAAGATTTATATACAGCCGAAGATGACTTTTGGAAAATAGCATCATGGGCTATGGAAAAATCTAGATTAGAAAAAAATCTTACAAACGTCGGTCTAACAAAAGGACAGACATTTACAAGAAATGGTATTGAACAAGTGTTTGATGACAACTTTCTAAAAAGAGAAGCAGCGGATATAATTAAAAACAATATACCTAACTATGACTATGTATCTGATTTCGTAAAAGGATTAAGAAAATTACCTATTGGTAACTTCGTATCGTTTCCTGCAGAAATAGCTAGAACAGGAACTAATATTATAAGACGTGGTCTGAGAGAAATAAATGAAGAAATAATTTTAGCTGATGGTACAGTAGTAAAACCTTTTCAATCGATAGGATACACTAGATTATTTGGTATGGGTGCAACTACAGTAGCTGTGCCGGCTGCAACAGCAGAAGCATTCGCAGCTATCTACGATGTAACAGATGAAGAGCGAGAAGCTCTTAGAAGATATGTGGCTGACTGGTCAAAAAACTCAACACTACTGCCAATAAAAGACGAAGAAGGTAATTTTAAATACATAGATTTTAGTCACGCTAATGCATACGACACATTAGTTAGACCTATTCAAACTATTTTAAATCAAGTGGCTGATGGTAGAAATGATGAAGATGGTATGATGAATGATTTCATTGCTGGTATGTTTGGATCTATGTCTGAGTTTGCACAACCATTTATATCAGAATCTATTTGGACAGAAGCAGTAGCAGATATTATAGCTAGAGGTGGTAGAACTAGAGACGGTTTTCAAGTGTTTAACCCACAAGATACATCTGGCGACAAGGCATATAAAATTATGGCTCACCTAGTAGAAGCACAAATGCCATTCTCACTTAACCAGTTAAAAAGATTAGATCAATCTATTGAGTCTGTTGATGTAATACAAAAAGGTAAGTTTGATAAGTTTGGACAAGCGTATGAATTTGGTGATGAGTTTGCAGGTTTGTTTGGTTTTAGATCTGTATCAGTTAATCCAGATAGAACTTTAAAATTTAAAGTTGCAAACTATCAAAGAGGTGTAAGGGAATCTAGACAATTATTTACTAGAGAAGCTTTACGTGGTGGACCAATTGATCCAAGTGAAATTGTTGATGCATACTTAAATGCAAACAGAGCTTTGTTTGGTGTAAGAAAAGATTTTAAACTAGATTTAGATGCAGCTAATACATTAGGTATCAGTCAAGCAGGTTTAAGAAATTCTACAGATAGACTTTCAAACGTAGAGGTTGCTTCAGTTGTAAATAATTTATTTAGACCAATAAATATATCACCAGAAATACAACAAGCGTTTGCAGAAAACGCTGCAAAAATTGGTGAAGCAAATCCTTTTCTTTCTGCACAAAGTGCGTTAGCTAATTTACAAAATGCAATGAGTAGAATATCTTTATTAGATCCAGAGTTTCCTGTATTTGAAAATCCATTACTACCTATTATGCAAGACACACCTGCAACACCAACAACACTAAATTTACCAAGCATTGATGCAAATATAGTTAATAACCCTAATGCAGCTGGGTCTTTTTCTAACTTGACAACAGAACAAAAGCTGCGATTATTATTTCCAACAGGATAATTATGGCCAAGAGATCAGCATTACAGAAAATAGATGAGCATGAAAAACTTTGCAGAATTATGCAAAAACAAACGTTCGAACAAATTAAAGAAATGAAAGAACGTATAAGACGAATTGAATACATGATTATAGGTGGTATGGGATCACTTATCCTAGCCTTAATTATGAACTACATGAAATAAAAATGAATCTATCTCGTAATTTTTCTTTACAAGAATTAATTAAATCAGATACCGCTATACGTAAAGGTATCAATAACAATCCTAACTCAGGTCAAATAGAAAAACTAAAAGCACTTTGTGAAAATATTTTACAACCCGTCCGGGACCATTTCGGTAGAGTAAAAGTGACATCAGGATTCCGTAGCGAAGATTTATGTTTAGCAATCGGTAGTTCTAGAAATTCACAGCATGCAAAAGCTGAGGCCGCAGACTTCGAATGTGTTGGAGTTGATAATGCTGAAGTTGCTGATTGGATTAAAATGAACCTTGAAACAGATCAATTGATCCTCGAGTTCTACACGCCTGGCGAACCTAATTCGGGGTGGATACATTGTAGTTGGATACCTGAAGGAAGACGTGAGCAATTTATGCACGCATATAAATCAGAAGGTAAAACAAAATACAAACCAATAATTGGTAAAGCAAAAGACTTAGTTTAACATCCAAAGCATACACATAGTGAGACTAATCCATAGTCCAAATCTTATAACAACTCCTGGTCTTAAATCCATTCTTTTAAATCCTCTCCCATTATCTGTGTAGCTATATCTACTTTCTTACGTAGCGCTTTTACTATTCGCGTATCTACAGTATTCTCACATATAATGTCAATGTATGTCATAGGTTTTTCTTGACCAATACGATCTATTCTAGCCTCTGATTGCTGTCTTTTCTCTAGATCATAACCATTAGAATAATAGATCATAGTTGATGCAGCTGTAAGTGTGATACCATACCCACCAGTTTGTGTAGTTCCTATAAAAAACCGGACAGGAGAATCGGGGTCCTGGAATTTCTTAATATTATCCTGTCTTTCTTCTTGTGGTGTTAGTCCATAATAATCTACAAAAGAATCTTCTCCATATTCTTTAGATAAGACTTTAATAATATTATGTACATCTCTTTGAAACTGAGCCCATATAACAACCTTACCCTCTATCTCATCAAGTAAATTAAGTAGTTCACCTACCCTGTTGTTTGGCATTTCTTGTATGGTGCCATCATCAGCTGTAAAGTGACCACAAGTTATCTGCTGTAGTCTCATTAACTGAGTTAACACAGTAGCTGTAGACATCATCTTACCATTCATTTGAGCATGAGCTAGTTTCTGCATCTGTAGATATGCCTTAGTCTGTTCTGGTGTCAACAACACTTCTCGTTTCATAAACGTTTTCTTAGGTAAATCTAGACATTCATCTTTTAATACACGGTAAGAAAATTCTTTTAATTTATCAGCTAACTCATCTAGGTTTCTATAACCTACAACTATCTGTACAGATCGACCACTAAAATTTGCTGTTCTCATAACAGCGTATCTAGTTCTAAATGCATAGTAAGAATTAAAACCCAATAGTTCATCTTCCAAAAACTCACATTGTTTGTATAGGTCTAGTGGTGATTTGGTTACCGGTGATCCTGTAAGTATTCTTCTGTATGTTGCAAGCTTACCAAGGGTCACAATATTTTTTGTACGTTTGGCTTCTGGATTTTTTATTGTAGTAGACTCATCAATAGCCATTAATGCTCTGTGAGAATTTAAAAACTTTTCTGCAAACGCTACACCTTTTTTAGTAGACAAAGACTCTACATTCATGACTAATATATGAAGGTCTTCACCTGTTTCAAATAATGAATTTAGTTTTCTTTGTTGAGTTACATTAATTAATGACTGCCATAAAATATTTTTATGTTCTATGTGATTTACTAAGTGTGTAGGTATTTCACCTTCATGCCAATTTTTTACAACACCTTTAGGTGCAATAATTAACACACCATTAATTTTACCATTATCATAAAGCATAGATATATTATCTATTAACACTTTAGATTTACCAGTACCCATTTCCATAAAGTATGCAAAGTAAGGTCTATCCCAAGACATTTCTAATGCCTTAAGCTGATGTTCGTATGGCTTAGTTTTAAATTTATAATTCATAATATTTTTCTTCTTTCTGTATTGACTTCTATATAATCGATGTTATATCTTTTGTCAATGTCAGAAAGAATAGTTTATGTAATTCAAGAAGTACCAGGCACAGCCGCAGGTATTCCTAAAATAAATATTATGGGTGCACAAAAATATGGTGAACTCAAAACTTTATTACCGGAATTATCTCAAATTATTTTTTCACCAGGACCATTAATTTTCAAACTTAGAAAACTTTTAAAAGATTTTAAGGCTGATGATTATTTATTGTTGACTGGTGATCCTGCTATTATTGGTGTTGCATGTTCTATTGTATCTGATATTACAAACGGCAAATACAATTTACTCAAATGGGACAGACAAGAAAGACAATACTATCCTATTAAAATTAATTTATACGAGAAAGGAAAAATAGATGAGTGAAGTAATTAAAACATTTACTGGAAGTGGATCAATAAACTTTGAGGAAGATCAGAGAGAAGATCTAAATTCAGTGAACGATGCGAAATCATTATCGGATCAGGTTATCAAACTAAAAGAATTAGAGGATGATCTTGAGACAAAAGAAAAAGAATTAAAAGAACTGAAACGACATATCGAATTAGTTTCTGGTGAGGTTATACCTACCATGATGCAGGAGATGAATATCTCTACATTAAAACTAGCAGATGGTTCTTCAGTTGAAGTAAAACCAGTTTATGGTGCTTCTATTTCCGCAGCTAAAAAGGAAGAAGCATACACATGGCTTCGAGAAAACGGCCTAGGTGATCTTATTAAAAATGAGATTACAGTTTCCTTTGGTCGTAACGAAGACAACAAGGCTAGCAGTTATGCGAACCTTGCAAAGGGTCAAGGGTTTGAACCTGTCCAGAAACTTAAGGTCGAACCAATGACTCTAAAAGCATTGGTCAGAGAGCGTCTTGAATCTGGACAAGAAATGCCCTCTGATCTATTTAACGTGTTCGCAGGAAACAGAACCAAAGTAACAAGGAGTAAATAAACATGAACCAAGTAACAGAGAAAAAGTCTGCACCACTTCCAGCAAATATGTTTGAAGACGATGCAGCAAAAGGTTTAGGTGCAATAGGTCAAGAAGATCTTGCCTTACCTTTTTTAAAAATCCTAGGACAACTTTCACCGGAAGTTAACAAACGTGATGGTAAGTATGTTGAAGGTGCAGAGCCAGGAATGATTTACAATTCTGTCTCTGGAGAACTCTATGACGGAGTAAAAGGTATAGATGTAATTCCATGCTTCTATAAGTTGGAGTACATCGAATGGAAAGATAGAGGAGAAGGTCTAGGTGCACCAGTTGCAATCTATGATTCATCATCTGATATCATGTCCAAAACAACACCGGATGCAAACTACAAAGATAGATTACCTAACGGTAATTATATTGAGAAGACTGCATCTCACTTTGTTATAGTAGCGGGAGATAGTCCATCGACTGCATTGATCTCTATGAAATCTACTCAATTAAAAATTAGTAGAAAGTGGAACTCAATGATGTCTGGAATCAAGATGAAGGGTGCGAACGGAATGTTTACACCGGCATCTTTCAGCCACATTTACAAACTAAAGACTACTCAAATGTCGAACGATAAAGGCACTTGGTTTGGTTGGGAAGTTAGTAAAGTTGGCCCAGTAACTGAAAAAGGTCTTTACGATCAAGCTAAAGGTTTTAGCGACAGTATCTCAAAAGGTGCTGTTAAAGCTAAACATGGTGAAGAAAAACCTAAGGACCAAGCTAGCATTATATAATTCCTTTTGGAATATGTGCACAGTGTGGGCCTAAAGCGAGAGTGGAGGGCCCACAGAAACAGTTATTATGGAAAAATATATAGAATATTTTAATGGATACAGAAATGCCTATGGCATAGCTGACTTTGATCACAAAGAATCTAAAATAGATTCTGAAACAGGTAAAAAGAAACCTGTTTACAGGTGGAACTTTGAAGAACTTACTAAAGATATTTATCAACAACATTTAGATGGTAAACTATCTATAGGTATACAGCCATGTACAGAAGACTCAGAAGTTAAGTTTGCAGTTATTGATATAGATCCAAAAGATTATGTTAACTTTAACAAAAAAGATTATTTAGATATTATACAGGCGTATGATTTACCATTACTACCTGCAGAATCTAAAAGCGGTGGTCTTCATCTATATTTATTTATGGAGAAGTTTACAAATGCATCACTAATAAAATCATTTTTAACAAATTTATTGTCTTTGTTTGGACTCAAACAGGATACAGAAATATTTCCAAAGCAAACACAGCTAACAAAAGATAGTGAGACAGGTCAGCTAAGACCAGGACAGTTTATAAATTTACCATACTTTGGTGAGGAGCGTAAAGCTTTAAACATAGATGGTACAACCTTTACACTGGAACAGTTTATGCAGGTCATAAGCGCAAACCTGGTACCAAAAGAAAGACTGAAAGAAATTACAGAAGAGATGGAAGCAAAAACAATGGAAGGCGTTGACGAAGAATTTGTAGATGGTCCACCATGTCTAGCAGCAATATCTAAGATAGCAAACAAACCAGAGTTCGATGGTAAAGATAGATTCATGTACAACTACCATGTCATGGTGAAACTAAAGTATCCAGACAATTGGGAACAGAAAGTAAAAAATGCTCCGGTAAAATATTTTACAGGTGCAGATGCAAATGCGTGGGATGATAAAAAATTAGCTGCAAAAACTAAATCATGGAACAGAGGATCTAAGGGTTACAAATGTAATGAAAGTCCTTTGAGTGAACATTGTAAAAAAGGTATTTGTGTGAAGAAAAAATTTGGAGTCTTGCGTGGTACAAAAGGTTCTTATCCTGCACTTACAAATCTAAAGAAAATAGATCTAGATCCAGAACCAGAATACGAATTCGATGTAACAAAACCAGATGGTATCAGTACAGCTACTGTACACTGTAGAACTGTAGAACATTTAAATGATCAACGTAAAAGAAGAAATGCAATATCAAAAGCTGCTGGATTCTTTCCACCATTAATTAAAGGTGAAGAAGAACAAGTTGTCATGGATGCATTATACACAACACAGAAAGTTGTGTTACCACCTGTAGGTACATCACCAAAAGAAAAACTACACGATGTATTACATGCAAAAATAAATGGACCTAAAGCTACAAGTGATGCTGCATTTAAAACTGGATCAGTATTGATTGAAGGCGACTATGCATACTTTAAGTTTGAAAAGTTTTACGACAAACTAAAAGCAAAGAACTGGAAGTACAGTGAAGATAAAACAGGACGTATGATGCAGGTTACATACCAGGATTGTGAAATAGAATTTTTAGAACAGAAAAGATATCCATCAAAAAAAGTTGGTGAGTACAACTCATCAACAAAAAATATAATACAGATCAATAGAAAAACTTTTGAAGAAGTACCTATCCATCACACTAAAACAAAACATAAGACGGACATACTATGATCAGTAGAAAATTATTCGGGCCTCCGGGAACGGGGAAGACAACCAAACTATTAAAGTATGTTAAAACATTTTTAAAACTAGGTACACCCGTAGATAAAATAGGTTACTTTGCGTTTACAAAGAAAGCTGCAAACGAAGCTATTGATAGAATGTTAGATGCATACCCAAGGTTTCAAAGAAAAGATTTAAAACATTTTAGAACCCTACACTCTTTGGCATTTACTCAATTAGGTATGAAGAAAGCTCAGGTTATGCAAGACGAACACTATGAAGATATAGGTAGGACTCTTGGTATTGAAGTTACAATTTACTCTCGTGGTGAAGAGAACACAGGTTTTATAAATTCCGATAGTGAATATTTTAATTTAATAAATGCAGCTAGAATAAAAAATATAACTGCAGAAGAAGAGTACAATACAGACATGTATTCACAAGATATGGACAAAAGATTAATACAAATTATTTCTGATGAAGTAGATAACTACAAACAATCATATGGTCTGATAGATTTTACTGATATGATCGAGAAATTTATTGTGTCCGGATTGTGTCCAAAATATGACGTAGCATTTATTGATGAAGCACAGGATTTATCACCGATACAGTGGAAAATGTTCAATATTATCAAGGAAAATAGCAAATATGTTATACTAGCAGGTGATGATGATCAAGCAATTTATGGTTGGGCAGGCGCAGATGTAAAAAAATTTCAGCAAGAAATTTCAAAGAAGGACATAATTTTGCCACAATCTTACAGAGTTCCACAACTCGTGCAAAGTCTTGCAGATAAAATTTTAAAACAAATACCAGATGATAGGAGAGTACAAAAAAGTTGGAGTGCTAGAAAAGAAGAGGGCACTGTAAATTATATTTATAGCACGGAAGATGCACCACTTGATCAGGGAACATGGTTAGTGTTAGCAAGATACAATGATAAATTAAATAGACTTAAACCTACACTAAAAGAACGTGGTATTTATTTTGAGTTTCAAGATCGTAAAAGTTATAAGATAACTTTGTTTAAAACAATTCTAAACTACACACGTTGGACCAAAGGAGATCAATTATCTTTAGCAGAAGTAAGAGATATATTTGAATATACTGGTACAGACACAGAAATTACAGAAGAAAGAATGTATGATTTAACAGAATTTGGATTTGATAAAGGTACACCATGGTACGATGTATTTCAATCAGACTACGAAGAATGTCTATATATCAGAGAGATGTTAAGTAATGGGGAAGAATTAAATAAACTTCCTAGAGTAAAATTATCTACGATACACTCAGCAAAAGGTGGTGAAGCTGATAATGTGTTGTTAATTTTAGATAATACTAAAACAATTAGAGACTCTATAGAAAAGAGTCCAGACAAACAAGATGAAGAACATAGAGTTTGGTATGTTGGAGTTACACGTACAAAACAAAATCTCTACGTCTTATCAGCAAAAAAGGAGGATCAAGGTTATGACATCGAAGGATTTATTTGATGACACTTTTCCGCAAGAAAAACAGATAGGCGGGAATCACTACAAATCATTTCATATTCAACCGTATGAATTTATTTCAAAAAATAATTTAAGTTTTTTTCAGGGGAACGTTGTGAAATATGTTTGTAGATATTTAAACAAGAATGGTATAGAAGATCTAGAAAAGATTAAGCATTATTGTGATTTAGAAATATTAAAGATGAAAGATTTAAATGGGAAGAAACATAATAAAAAGAAATATTAAAGTTGACGGCGTGGAATTTGATTTAGAAATTTATTTAAGATTAGAGACCAGTGGTTATTCTAATCGTCAAGATTTATGTTATGAGATTTTTCCAAAAGATTACAATGCAGCTCTATATGCTTTTAGTAATAAAGATAAATTAAATAAACTAATAGAAGATAAATATATTTATGAAAAAAGAAAAGTTTGATGGCAGATCAAGACCTTCTAACGATGTTTATCGTAAACGTTTTGATGAAATATTTGGTAAGAAAAACAAAACTTTACATGAAGAATTGATGGAAGGTTTTGAAGAAGAAAAGAAACAAAGAGAAGAGGACGAATGAAAATACCAAAGTTTGAAGCACCGACTGAATGGTTAAAGCCTACAGAATTTCCTGACTTACGTCATGTAGATGAAATAGCAATTGACTTAGAGACAAAAGATCCTGACCTAATTAAAAAAGGATCTGGTTCTGTTATAGGCAATGGTGATGTCATAGGTATCGCAGTTGCAACTAATCATTACAAAGGTTACTTTCCAATTGCTCACGAGGGTGGTGGTAATATGGATAGAACTAAAGTTTTATCTTGGTTGAAAGATGTACTAGAGGCGCCATCAACAAAAGTTTTTCACAATGCTATCTACGATGTATGTTGGCTACGGGCACTGGGTTTTAAAATAAATGGTAACATAGCCTGCACAATGATAGCGGCAGCTGTGACTGATGAAAATAGATTCAGGTATGATTTGAATAGTTTATCATGGCACTATCTTGGTTATGGTAAGAACGAAGCTGCACTTGCAGAAGCTGCAGCAGAATGGGGAATCAATCCTAAATCAGAAATGTACAAACTACCTTCAATGCATGTTGGTGCATACGCTGAACGCGATGCTGAAGTAACTCTTGGTCTTTGGCAGGAGATGAAAAAAGAAATTATCAACCAGGACCTAGAAGATATATTTGACCTGGAGTCTGATTTGTTTCCATGTCTTGTTGACATGAGATTCAAAGGTGTGCGTGTAGATGTAGAGCGTGCACACAATATGAAAAAAGAATTTAAGAAAGCAGAACAAGAACTGCTACACAAAATAAAAAAAGAAACGAATGTTGATACACAGATATGGGCAGCAAGATCTGTTGCAAATGTATTTGACATGCTGAGGTTAGAGTATCCAACAACAGATAAGACAGGTGCACCATCTTTTACTAAAAACTTTTTACAAGAACACGAGCACCCTGTTGTAAATATGATTGCACAGGCAAGAGAAATAAACAAAGCACACACAACATTCCTAGACTCTATTATAAGCTATGAGCATAATGGTAGAATACATGCAGAGATAAATCAGTTGCGTAATGCAGGTGGTGGTACGGTGACTGGTAGATTCTCTTACCAGAATCCTAACCTTCAGCAGATTCCAGCACGTAATAAAGACCTTGGACCTAAGATAAGGTCATTATTTATACCCGAGGAGGGCCATACATGGGGTTGTTTTGACTATTCTCAGCAGGAACCGAGGTTGGTAGTGCATTATGCGTCTTTATACAAATTACCGTCCGTATATGACGTAATAGATGCCTATACAAACGACTCTAGCGCAGACTTTCACCAGACTGTAGCAGATATGGCTGATATACCTAGAACACAGGCTAAAACTATTAACCTAGGATTATTCTATGGTATGGGTAAAGGTAAACTTCAGGCAGAACTAGGGGTTACTAAAGAAAAAGCTGCAGAATTATTTAATACTTATCACTCACGTGTACCATTCGTAAAACAACTAATGGATAAAGCATCTAACAGAGCACAAGATCGTGGACAGATACGTACTTTGCTGGGTAGATTATGCAGGTTTCACCTGTGGGAACCTAACAGTTTCGGTATGCATAAAGCTATGACTCACGAAGATGCGTTAGCGGAACATGGACCGGGGATAAAAAGAGCTTACACATACAAAGCTTTAAATAAATTAATCCAGGGTTCAGCTGCTGATATGACTAAAAAAGCAATGCTAGAATTATACAAAGAAGGTATCATACCTCATATACAAGTACACGATGAACTGGATATATCTGTTCAAGATGAGGAACATGCTAAAAAGATCGTTGAAATTATGGAGGACGCTGTTAAATTAGAGGTCCCTAATAAAGTTGACTATGAGTATGGTGATAACTGGGGTGAAATACATGGGTAAATATTATGGCTTACTTAAATGCAAACATACCACCAACTTATGCACAGATAAGAAGGGAGTATTTATATGATCTTAAAAAACATCATGGAGAAGTTGAAGACTGCATTATCTTTGGTCTTAGCGCTCTTACAGGTCGTAGTATACTCTTCCATGCTATTATGGAAAACGGTGCAATATTTTATCGCTTACCAATTAGCGCGTTTATTCAAAAGGGATTTGAGGCACATGGAGTGCCCGCAAGACGACTTGATGAACTACAGCTCTGGAATTGTTTTAGTTATTATCCTGCTGTTAATCGTTGGGATATTTTAGACGGACAAGCCGGTAAATATATCGGAAAAGACAAGAAATGGCACCCTGGAAAATATTTATTTACAGTTGACTTTGCACATCCAGAGTCTAATATACTTGACACTGATCATTCAGAGATTCCGCACGAACATAAGTGCGCTCACATAATTGCCCTAGATGACGGTAATTTTGCAGCACAACCTAACAATAGATGTATATGGGACATACCTTCTTTTACTGTAAAAGATAATATCCCTGACTGGAAAGTGCAAACATCTGAATGGAACGTAGAAGATAGTAAAGCTTGGCGTACAGAAGACACGGACAAGTTTTTCTATGAAATTGAGGAGAAAAAGTAATGGAGAGAATAGACGGTTTTTGTTTAAATTGTGAGCATAAACACAGAGGTATATCTCAATGTAGTTATTGTGACTGTAATTGGGGCAACACAACGGAGGAAAATATGATTAAAAAAATTATCAAATGGATTTGGGCTGTAGTTTCATGGCCATTTAAAAAAATCCATAAGTGGCTTATAGGCTAATAATTATGGAGTATGCTAGGATGGATTATAGATTCACAGCATTATTAATTATTGCTCTATGCCTCCTAGCATTTTGTGGAGGACCTAGTGTCCAATAAACCATTAAGAATATCGGAAGAGGCTGCCGTTCAAATGCCTATGAAGACGGTTGCTAGCCTGATCGCGCTCGTTGCAATCGGCACCTGGGCATATTTCGGTGTTATTGAAACGCAAAACACACATAATACAAGATTACAATTAATGGAAGCTGATCTTGAAAAAAATACAGAGTTTAGAATCAAATGGCCAAGAGGATTAATGGGTTCACTTCCCGCTGATTCTGAGCAGTTCATGCTTATCGAAGATCTGTATAAACAAGTAGAAAAAATGCAACAGACTCAAGAAATGAACATGACAAACAAAGTTAATATAGAATTTATTATGAAACAAATGGAAAAAGCATTGAGAGATATTGAAAAACTAAAAGATAAACAAAGGGAATTTGCAAATGGAAACGGTAATTACTAGTGTCGTTGCTCTTTGTATGTTTATAGCAGGCGAATTAAAAGAGCATAGAATACAGCAATCAATGAGTGATTGTTTAAAAGGGAAAAGACTTGCAGAACGTGACATAAATGTTAATGTTCAATATATGTGTGGCAACGTAGAAGCAGAACTTGAGTCAAACATAGACGGATCAAAGTCTATCAAAAAAATTATTACAGAAAAATAATGAAAAATTGTAAACAGTGTAAAAAAGAATTCGAACCAAAGGACGAATTAGATATGTTTTGCAGCCAGGACTGCAAGGAAGAAGCTCTCGCAGATCTTGACAATGACAGCGATGAGTGTTTAAGTTGTCAATAATGACTTTTACAAAAATGAAAGCAGAAATTGTTAAGGGCCAGTGTCCTACTTGTCATGAGCATACTATGTTAGTGGGTCTAGCTAATGATTATTATAGATGTATGGAATGTGGCACAGACTTAGAGCAAAAAGTAAATGGTAAAATAAGTTACATACCTGTGTTAACTTCTAACAAAGAAACTAGTGGTAAATTTTATCTTCATGATTGGGACGAAGAGTAATGGCTAGACAAAGTTTCAAGTTCTTTACACCCCGTGATAAACCTAAGAAAAGAGGTCCACGCCAGCACAAAAAAAATAAAAATAAATCAGAGAAAAGACAGCAAAAACAGCTGAGATATAAGGGCCAAGGAAAGGGTTGACATTATAATATAAAATCCTATACTGACCTTATGAAAGAAAAAATAATAACTATAAAACCAAAGAATATAAACCAAAAACAATGGTCTATCTTTTTATTAGAATTAAATTTAATGAAAAGAGCATGGAAACCTTATGGAGTAGATGTAGAAGTATCTGCACCAGGTCTAAAAAAAATAATAGATTGGGGAACAAGACGATATGGAACTGATAATTCTAAGTGATGGTTTTTATCAACTGATACCAGTTACAAAACAAATGGTATCAAATATAGATGTAGTGGGTGAGGTTGATCTCTTTAGTCTATGTGATGCGTTGAGAAATAAGTTAACAACTTATCTCGACCACATGAACAAACATGTTATGAGAGATGGAAGTGGAATCTTTTATGGCTGTATACAAAATTAGTGGCCCATTGGTCTTTGTAGTCCTTAGGGAATAGGCGCAGTAGGATGCGTTAGGAATAATCTCGGGTGAGACCTACCGAGAGCCACAACGATGATGAAAAGGACCTGCGTCCATGTAATGCCTCGCGCTAGCCTCTGTACGACAACCGTTGATCCTCGCAATAAAATGAGGTTAGGTGTGGAGCCTTTGCTCTCCTGGGAGTACGTGCACGGAAACCAGGGGGGTTGATATGAATTATGTAACTAATTTACCTTTGTCTTCGACGGGTATACACGTGTACTTAGCATACAATTGTAAATTATTTATTTGTTCTTTATCGAAATTACCTTCAGCATATAGAATCTCATATGACTCAGATAATCCTGCACGTATGCAGTCATGATGATCATTAAATACCTTTGGATAGTCTGGACTAGTAAAACAGTCTCCACTTATTGCAGAGCAAATATAAATTGTCAGTAAAAATTTCATTGACACCTATTGTAAGTTATGAGATAAATCCTATATTAGTTAAATCTAAGAAAGGAGTATAACATTTTATGACTGATATAAGCAAATATAAAAACGTATCGTTACCGAAGGATACGTACAATAAAATAGATAAAATAAGAAAAGTTATGATACCTGAGATGACTATTAGTCGTTCTCAAACCATAACATTATTAGTAAATGAGAAAGCGAAGAAATTAAATGGAAAAGTCAAAGACGCGTAAAGTAATCTGTTCTGTTTGTAATGGAAATGGTTTCATCCGAGTTCCTTACGAACAGGCTAGAGAAGAACAGTTCGCAAACTGTGATTTTTGCAATAACCAGGGTGAAATAGAAGAGGAGGTAAAAGAAGATGATGATGGACAAGGAGACACAAATTAAGAATCTTAAAGAAAATCAAACACTTCTTGAAGGTAAGGTTAAGTTCCTACAAGATACTTGTAAACGTGCAGGTGCTCAAATTAAAAGGCTAGAAGCTGAGTTAAAAGAAGCAAATGCATGGAAGGAAGAGGAAGTTGAAAAGTTTAGAGCAAGACTTAGAGACAATGCACCTTATGAAAAGAGACTAGCGAATGATTAGTTCTGAAGATATTGCGTATATCGCAGGGCTATTTGATGGTGAAGGATCTATACATTTTAAACGTGGTCCCGAAAAGAAAAAGAAACACAAAGGCAATGGTTATCGAATCTCGAATAGTTTAAGACTGTCGATGGAGATAACCATGACCGATAAATCTGTGCTTATGTGGGTACATGAAGTATTGGGTGTTGGTACTCTAAATGATAAACCTAGAAAAGGTTTAAGAGTAGATGGTACTAAATACTTGAAACAATACCGATGGCGTTGTACATTCAGAGATGCGTACTATGTCTGCAGGTTACTGTGGCCCTACGCGCACACTAAACTACCTAAAATTCAACAAGTAATAGAACATTATGCGACACAGAAATTGGAAGGAGATGCTGAAGTTGTGGACCTTGATTGGTATCGACTATGGAATAAGTCTTCTGGAAAAGTACAGTAGTAAATTAAATGTGTGGTCCTGGCAGAAACGTTGGGGTGACAGAAAACGGGGAACGGGGTACAGGAAAAATGGTTTGGAGCTATAAAGATAAATATCAAAACGATCCAGAGTTTAAAAAGAAGGAACGACTAAGACAAAAAACATATAATAACTCTGAGCATGGTAGGGCAGTTAAGTTAGCTCATAATATGTCTTATGGTAATTCAGAACATGGTTTTATAACTAACTGTATAGCTGCTGCATTCAAACCTTCTACGTGTAGAAAGCGTGGTCTTTGGCCTGCTATAACTAAGGCTGAGATTTGGGGTGAATTAGAAAAGCATAGATTAAATATGAAAAAGAAATTTCCGGAAAGTGACGGAAACCTTTGTATTTATTGCGAAAATCCCTGGACCTATAAGCGTACAGTTGGGACCGGGAAACGGGTAAAACATACTACTAATTTTTCTATTGATCGAATTGATAATAATAAAACTTATCAAGTTGGTAATTTAGGTTTTTGTTGTAGTGGTTGTAATGATAAAAAACATCATGCAACATTAGAGTTAATGGAAAATGTATTAAAAATAGCAAAGGAGAAAGGACTTAAATGATTAAATGGAACAAGAAGAAAGAAACTTTTACGAATGAAGAGGACTATGTCTATTCACTTATGGGGTGGTTAGTCGCTAATGCTGATGATGATCTAACTAAAAAATATTTAAATCATAGAAACAGAAGATTTTTTAAACATAGTTTAGAAAAAATTAGAAACCATTTAGAGGTAACTGGTTGGTACGAACATTCTGGGAACTATTTTACTAGTGAGATAGGTTGGCCAGAAAATTTTAGTATGGAACATGGTTGGAAAGAGGAATAAGATGAAGTGGAATAAAAAATTTGAATATCCTGCATCGATTCGATCATCGATAGAAGGTAAAAGACATTACGAGATAACAGGACAGAAGTTGCCATCGGTGACGACTATATTGTCAGCGACTCAGAGTCCGGAAAAGAAGGCTAAATTGGAAGAGTGGAAGAAGCGGGTAGGTACCCAGCAAGCAGACCGGATTCGTGATGTGAG